ACTTGATTCAATCAAGAAAACTTGCGGCAAACCCTTTGAAGAACTATTAGCAGAAGGTTATGCATTAACTATTCTCGCTGCTGATATGCCTGCACGACAGAACTATGAGAAGATGATTCTCGGTAAGGTTATTGCAGAGAAGCATGAGATTGACCACACTACATTGGGTCAAGCGATGACTAATGTGTTCTCATTCCCAACTAAAGAGTTGCCTGAATGGGAAAGCAAAACAGCACTTCCGGTAAAGTTTACTTCAATTGAGAAAAAATGAAGAATCAAATAGAGATACCTTTATTTGGTCAACAGTCAACTATATTTCAAGATTGGCTACAGACTGATAAGCACTGTATAGACATTGTGCCTGTTGGTAGTGGTAAGACATTCCTTGCTGCTATTGCACTGCCTATATTTGCGAGTGATGAAAAGTATCACAAAGGTAAAGATATCATCTATAGTGCGCCTACAGGGTCAATGATTAAGTCACTGATATGGGAACCGTTAAAGAAATCCTGCATAGAATACTTTGGCTTAGTAGATGGTAAAGACATTAACAACAGTGAACTTACAATTAAGTTCCCAAGCGGCGTGTTCATTCGTTGCAAATCAGCAGAACAAAGAGAGAACTTACGCGGTCTCAATGTTGGCGTGTGGGTAGCAGATGAAGCAGCACTGTACACATCTGAGACCTTGCAAGAAATTACAAACAGACTTAGACCTAAAGTGGGTCAGCCAGATACACAAGGTAGATTGATTGTTATCAGTACGCCTAACGGTGCAGGGCCACTGTATGATTTGTTTAAGATGGCACTAGAAATGCCAGCAAAATATATTGTTAGACATTTAAACTATGAAGAAATGCGTAGCGGTAATCGTGACTTCATTGACGAACAAAAGCGAATACTAAGTCCCCTCAAGTTCAATCAAGACTATATGTGTCAGTGGGAATCAGTAGCAGACCAGTTCTTCTACACTTGGGACAGACATAAGTATTGTAGAGAAATAATAGACAAACAACAAGACTTGTACACCTTTCATGACTTCAATAAGCGTGTCATGTGTGCAACAGTAGCACAGGTGACAAATGCAGGAAAGCCAGACGGAACTATTGAAATACTTAAATCTTATGCAATACCTGACTGCGGGACTGAAGGACTTGCGCAGGCTATCAGACAAGACTTCCCCAGAAGACGAATTAACGCAGTCATTGATATGTCAGGAACTCAAGCGAATAGAGATACAACTTCGCCCTTTGGTATCACTGATAGAGTCTTACTTGAGAAGTATGGATTTACAATCGTCAACAGTAGGAAATCAAACCCCCTTATCACTGACACAGATAATACGAGCAATGGATTCATCAACAGAGGTGGACTTATTGTAGACCCTAATGATAAGAAATTATTAGAAGCACTACAGACTTACCACTTTGAAGACGGTACACGCAAGAAATTAGTAAAGTATACAGAACAAAAATACGCCCACATAGACGGCTTAGGAGATTCAATTAGATATGGCATACACCACCTTTTCCCCATTCATCATCACACCATTGGCATATCAGAGTATGTTAACTCTGATCAACGCCTATCCCGTGCAAACAACCCTGGGGCTGATTACATGCCTCATAGTCCTCTTTACCCCGGTGGTCCTACTTGGGAAGAAATACTAAAGGGTGAACAAGATGAAGACTTCATGACTTGGGCCTAGTATAAATAGACTTAAGGAGATAACTTATGGCAGGTAGAGGAAGAGTTTCTATTGAAACACCATTACAACGATTCAACAAGAAATATGTAATCAATGAAGTAACAGACTGTTGGGAGTGGACACACTCAGTTAACAACATCGGATATGGAATGTTTCGTTTCAGTTCTAGCGGAATGCGTACAGCACACAGAGTAAGTTATGAATTGTTTAATGGACCTATACCAGCAGGTATGTGCGTGTGTCATAAATGTGACAATCCAATATGTGTTAACCCAAAACATCTATGGGCTGGCACATTGAAAGACAATGCACAAGATATGGTTGCTAAAGGCAGATCTGCTAGGGCTATGTTAGGGTACAAACACAAGTTAGGGACTTGCAAACATTGTGGTGTAGTTAAACCAGTAAACACATTAGCAAGAAACCACAATGATAAGTGTAAACATAAGCCGTGAAGTATAAATACACTAAGCGCAATGTGTTCTACACTCATATATGAGAGACAATAATCTATGAATAATTCAGATTTACTGAAGAAAAATCCTGTTTATAATGTAATTTACGAGCAAATGCTTGCCTACCAGTTGGCATATCTCGGTGGTTACAGTTTTAAACAGTATGTGCGTAAGAAACGCCCAAGTGAAGACAGCAATCTATGGATTGACTTGATTAATAACACAATTGCACAGCCTATTTGCCGTTATATTGTAGACACCATCAACGATGTACTGTTTGACCCAGGTGTAAAGCGCAATCTACAGTTCTGTACACCCGCTGGTTCGTTCATCAACCCTAAAAATGCTGAGTGGGCAGACTTATTCCTACTTGACGCTGACTTAAACAACAGTAGTTTGACAGCATTTATGGAACAAGTAGGTGATTTAACAAGCATCTACGGACATTGCTGGATTGCAGTTGACATGCCACAAGCAGGCGACGGTACATTGGGTCGCCCCTATACTGTCGCTATACAGCCCCTCAATGTATGGGACTGGGAGTTTGACTATTACGGTGGCAGACCTATTCTTAAGCATGTTAAGATACTTGAGATGGAAGATGAGAATTGTTACTACATCAAATGCTATCACTTAGGTGATTCAAATAATCCTTCGTATTACAAATCATACAAAGTTGAGAAGAATGCAAACACTATTCAATTAAATGCACCAGCAGAACTTATTGGTGAAGGCGTGTTCCCACTAGGAATGTCTATCCCAGTATTCATTGCTTACGGTCGTCGTGACCCACGCAGAATTGACTTAGGCGTATCAGACATTGACAGCGCAACAGATGCACAACGAGAACATTATAAACTAGAATGCGAAGCATACAGTGCTGTTCAGTTTGCTCACACAATCATTCGTGCAGAGCCTGGCGTCAAAGTCCCAGTACACTCTGGTGCAATCGTTCGTGCAAGTGAGGGGCAGATTGAAGCCATCACTATTGATACTGGCGATGTTCTTACAATCATCAAGAAGCAAGATAACATTCTAGAACAGATTGAAGCGTTAACTGGCTTAGGTGGTTTACGCAACACTAAGAATCAAATCGCATCAGGAGTTGCCATCATTGAAGAACGCAAGCAGTTGCATAGACTTGCAAAAGCAAAAGCAAGATTGATGGAAGCAGCAGAAGAAACTATTCTTACCTATGCTGCTCGTTATATGGATATGCGTTGGGCAGGCGAAGTCAGATACAATACTGACTATGAAAGCCACGATACCAACTATAGATTAGCATTAATCAAAGAAGCAAAAGCATTGTCTCCAGAAGACCCAGTAATCAATGCACTAGTCAATAAAGAAATTATTGGTATGCTTGCACCTTCTACACAAATTGCTGACTATGAGCAACTATACATTGACACTATTCAAGACCCTGCACTAAAGGGCTTGATGACAGAAACTAATCAAGAAGTATTGAGTCGTGACCTCATGCCAAGTATGATCCCTGTAGAGAGAGAATACGATGAAGATGATGACAGCAATATGGAACAAGCCAGTGAAGACGCTGGTGGAAACGATGATAATTCTACATTACTTGGTGGTGCAGGAACGCCCATCACTAATCTAGGAATAACATATACACCTCAGCAAGCAATTGCAGTACAGTTGACTGGTGGGGTAAACACAGGTAGATAATTCTATTTTTTGAATAGAATAAATACAATACAACTCGGTAGTTACGAACAACTAAGGAACAATTAAAATGAATGAAGATACTTTCGTTGGCAACGAACAAGCCCCTGAAGTAATGCAGGACCAGGCAACTGGTAACAATACTGAACAGAATGTTAATGCAGGTGCAATTCGCAAAAGCACCACTAATTCAATTCTAAATGCTCTCAGCAATGCGAGTGGACAGAACTTTGAATCAGTAGAAGCAGCGTTAAGTTTCATGGCAAGAACATCTGCTCAACAAACCAGCGGTGGCAACGCACAGCCAGTAGAACAACAGAATACCGATAGACGCTCTAATCGTGTCACTACAAATGACTTGCATGAACAGTTCAATCGTCTCCAACAGGACCTTTCTATGAAGGAACAAAAGTTGAGAGAGCGTGACTTGGACTCAGAGATTCAACGAGCAATGGGTGAACGATTTGACTCCGATCTACTTGACTACGCTTTAACTAAAGTAAAGTCAAACATTGAATGGTACGATGATGGTACCTATGCAATTGTAGATAACAAGGGTCGTGAACGCTATGGTATAGATGGTTCTCCTCTAACAATCAATGGTCTCGTAAATGAAGTCGCTCAGGGTAATCCTAAACTTCTTCGCCAGAGTAGCGGGAACAGTGGTTCTGGTTTAAGACCTGGACAAGGTGGTTTTGCTGGTGCACTTGAAGAAGGCATACCAGATTATACTCGTGACCCTGCTGCGTTTAACGCATGGGCTGCACGAAATGGTCTTGGTAAGAATGTCGGACTTAAAGGCATGAGAGTAACAGCAACAACTTCTGCTCCAAGTCGCAAAATACTCTAAAATATGCCAACTAAAGGAGAATTATAATGGCTTATGTATTAGGCGGTCCAAATAACGAAGCAGATGGCTTCACAACCGCAATCGCATCTTTCGCACTCCGTGCTATGCACGAATCAATCGGTCTTGTCAACATGACCAATGTTGTAACACCAACACAGGGTAACGAGTTCCTCGTTCCTAACTTCGCTCCAATCACTTATCAGGATTACAATGCTAACAGCAATGCTGGTACTTGGGGCACAGGTAACGCAAATGTTCAGAACCCTTCACTTGGACAAGGTTCTATCACAGCAACTCCAGCAGTTGCTTCAACTGCATTTGATATCTTCTACGGCTGGACCACTTCGTTCCAGTTGGCTGCTACTCTTGGTGGTGAACTTGGCGAATCATTCGCTGAAAAAGTTGACCAGCGTGTAACTGCTGCATTCTTGGATTTCAAATCAACTGTAGACAACAGTTTTTACCCACAGTCTGCTGACGGTTTCTTCCGCGTATTAGAACTTGGTGCTATGGAACTTCTTGCATCAGGTGTAAACGCAACTAGTGCAGTTGCTGGCTTCACCTCAACCGAAGTTCTTGAACTTGTTCGCAATGTTAAGCAGAACTTCAAGGTTGCTCGTATGCCAGGTGCTCCTGTCATTGTACTTGACTCAAACGGCGATGACGGCGTAGTTGGTTCTACCCTCACTCGTTTGCTAGGTGAATTGACCGGTGGCGCTGTTTCTCAGTCAGGTGGTTCAAACCTTTCTGCATTGGGTAACGAATTGCTACAGAGCGGCAAGATTGAATCTGTATATGGTTGCCAAATCATGTTCACAACCTTCTTGCAATCAGCAAACCGTCCTATCGCAGGTCTCGGAAACGGTGCCTATGATGTACTCGTAGGTGCATACTTCGGTGACAGTGCAATCTTCACTGTTATGAAGGAAGGACTACAGTTGAAGTCAGGTGAAACTCCTGGTGGTCTCCAGATGTGGTTGACTGGTGTCGGATACTTCGGTTCTGGCGTTGGTGACCTTCGTCGTGGTGGCGCTATCAACATCGTTCAAGCCTAATCTAACTAGGGGGAAGCAATTGGGCTTCCCCCATATTCAGGGAAATATAATATGTCAGTACCATATCAAAGAATCTCAAATGCAACTGTAGTAGACATTGCCTTCTATGATCCCGCCGCGGAGCGTAGGGCTGCTGCACTTGATGTTGATTGGGAACCATATTTCAAAGTAGGAAGTCAGGAATGGCTTTACAAAATGGAGTTTGGTTGGTGGCAAAACTATTGCGATACGGTTATCGGTGCATATTATTATGACAATCTGCCTAATGGTCAATTGATTTCAAGTTTCAATCCGAATCTTCTAATCAAGAATGACCAGACACTTATTCGTTTAGACTGCTTCGGCGCTATTCTCGTCTTCTATGAATCATTAGTTACTGATGTTTCAAACATGAACGAGGTAGATTTGCAGAACTTCAACTTTGCAAAAGAAAGAGCATATAACGAATGGATTAAGGCTGGAGAATTAAGTAACTGGTATGACTTGTTTCAAGACGCTCCCAATGGTCCAACGACTAAATTGGAAGAAAACTGGACAGCAGATCCTAATTACTTTAATGGTGATCGTAGGTACTTCTAATGGCAAGTACTAAAACTTCACCAGCCTTATTGCTAAACAG